CTTGAAAAAGGAAACGTGGAAGATTTCGTACTTGTAGCTTCACTGGTAGATGCTGTGGGTGATGAGCTGAAAGAAATTGACAAGATTATTCTTGATCTGATCTCAACCGGCTATGATATGGTTCATATCACTGAGTCGCAGAAAGAATTGCACGAGAAATACAAAAAACGCATGAAAGGAATCGAGGTTGAATGATGGGAAACGTGAAAGAAGTGCTGGAAAAGCAGTTGGAAAGAGAAAAAGAATCTGCGATGCAGAAACTCACGACAGATAACCTTGACGCAATGTTCAAAATCACAACCACTCTGTGTAATATGCGGAAAATGGAGTGTGAGAGCATTCCAGCGGTTATGATGGACGCATCAGAAACGCTGATTAAGAAATACAGTAACGGAAAATACGATAAGAATATTGACGCGCTGTATGACGAGTACATTGCGGCAAAAATGGCGTACCAGGAACACGGAGACGCGGCGCACAAAGACAAGCTGATGGATTCCGTCGGCCGCCTGATGGTTGAGGTGTTCGATATGTTGCAAGCGATGATTCTTGATGCGGATTTCCGCGACGAAAGACAGGCTATCATGCAGCAGATTCGAAAACTTGCTGATTCATGACAACAAGATGGGTACAACGAAAAATATCATATGTAGTACGATAGGAGCGTGAAAAGAAGTTGGGATGGGCTTGTAAGTCATTTTGATGTTCAATTCACCTCCTTTCGACGTTCTAGGGGATCCTGTTAAGAGCCTGCACAAGGCTCGGAACGTGTCTGAAATATGCCGCGTTTTCCGTTCCTCAAGCCTTTCTGAAAACGCGGCGTGTTTCTTATTATTTTATGAATTACACAATTGGGAAACAGTAATGGAAAACTGGCATCATCCCCCTTGATTCTGCCATAAGATGCTGGATCTTTGGACTGCTTGATAGGTTCGAATCCTATTTTCCCATTACCCCGGCAGAGGTTGATCTGCCTAAATCCATTACTGCCGACGGGCAGTTAAAAACAACGTTTAGGAGGATAGAAAATGCAGAATTACGAAACGATTCTTACGGAACTTGGAATCGAGATTCCGGAAGATAAAAAATCGGATCTGAAAAAGAAGATGGAGGAAAACTATCGAACAAAATCAGATTATGACAAGGTAGTTACAAAGCGTGATGAGTACAAGAACTCGCTGGACGATGTGCAGAAAGAGCTGGAGGGATTCAAAGACGTGAACGTCGAAGAATTACAGACGAAAGTTACAACCCTCACCACACAGCTCAACGAAGAGAAAGCTGGACGGGCAGCAGATGCCAGAAAGGCAGAAGTAGAAAAACAGGTAAATGATTTCTTGACGGCTACAGATGAAAAGGGAGCGAAGAAATACGAGTTTTTGAACGATATTACTGCCGACTACTACCGCGCAGAGCTTGCAAAAGCGCTGGATGCTGATTCTGCAAAAGGAAAGTCCATTTCGGATATCTTCACAGAGATGATTACCGACAAGGACGGAAAACAGAAAGCAGGGATTTTCACGGATGCCGGAGCCGAAAAGGCAAAGAACAATGCAGCCAAGTTCACACAGCCTACAACTGGCGGCAAGGGCGGCGAGCTTACGAAAGAAACTTTCCGCAAAATGAATCTTGATGAAAGACTCAAATTAAGAGAAGAAGATCCCGAGCTGTACGAAGCACTCTCGAAATAACACCGTTATCACGCGATAACGCTTGACCGCAAAAAGTTACGCGGTAGAAAGGAAACACAATGCCAAGAACTGGTACTTTTGGCGGCTTTTCGTTTGATCCGGAGGTGTTCTCCGACTACATGAGCGAGCAGCCGACCTGGAATGACCGAATCTTAGCGTCTGGAATCCTTGTACAGGATCAGACGATCATGGATCTGATCGGAACAAAAGGAAACGTTGCAACACTTCCGTTCTATGTTCCGATTGATGAAGATGAATCTCACGCTCTCAACAATGATGGTGAAACCGACAACACCCCGACAGAGATCAGCGGAAAGAAACAGACCTGTATGCTGACCCAGCGTATGAAAGCATGGAAAGCCCAGGATTTCACAAAGGAGCTGACCGGCGCTGACCCGATGACGCATGTTGCGAATTCCGTTGCTGGATTCTATCGGCAGGTAAGAACCCGTGATCTCATGGCTATTGTTGATGCGGTTCTTTCACTGGACGGGATGAAAGACCATGTTACTGATCTTTCGGCGACGGCATCTTCTGGGGTTACAACCGTAACCGATGCAAACAAAATCAATGATACAACACTGATTTTCGCGCAGCAGAAAGCAGTTGGAGACGCAGACGAGAACATGGGTCTGCTGGTCCTTAACTCTTACATCTACGCTCGTTACAAGGCTATGGGGCTGGTTGATTATAACAAGTACACGATCACCAATGCTATCGAGCGAGATGTTGAGCTTCCGACGATCGGCGGATTCATTCCAGTTGTATCTGATCGTTTCACGGTAGACACATCTACAGACGTTCCGATCTATAAGAGCTATATGATCGGATCTGGAACGGTGCTCACCTGCGATAAAACCAACTACGAGGACCCGTACTATGCAGACTACGATCCGGAAAGCAAAGCCGGTATTCGTAAGTTGTACACAAAACAGGGCTACGTGCTGCATCCGAACGGATTCTCAATCAATGCAAACAGAATCACAAAAGAATCCCCGACCAATGCGGAACTCGGAGCAAAAGCGAACTGGTCACTTGCATTCAATCACAAAAACATCCGTATGGGACTGATTAAGTCCAACGGTTGACGGAGGTATCTGGCATGGCTTATGCAGATTATGAATTTTACACAACTTCATATTTCGGCGATACCGTGCCAGAATCCGACTTTCCGCGGTACGCCGAGCGGGCAAGTGATCGAATTGATGTTTTGACATTCGACCGGCTTGCCGACGGGCTGCCGGAAAACGAACGGGCACAGAAAAAGATCAAGAAAGCGGTCTGCATACTTGCTGATGCACTCTTTCAGATTGACACCGTGAAAAAGGCCGCAATGGAAACAGTAGGAACCGTAAAAAGAGAAGATGGAACGGTCATCAATAAGGCCGTTTCTTCGATTTCTTCCGGCAGTGAAAGCATTTCCTACGTGACTGGAACTAGCGGTACAAATTCTAGCGTCTACGGACAAGCGGCGATAGACAAAAAGGTAGAAAACGTGCTCGTGACACAGATTATTCTCGAAAATCTACAGGGCGTTATGACGGATGACGGCGTTCCGGTCCTGTATGCAGGCGTGAGGTTATGATATTGGGTGGAAGAGGTAGCAACAGTGGAATGATGAAAACTGTAAACGGTAAGACGGTAAAACGTTTCAATGCCCCCCTAAAGGCTGGAAACCCGTAGAAAATGCTCTTACGAATCCCAAAGGCTATACGTGGTACTCAAATGGAAAATCACGTTTTAGCGGTCAATATGAGACGGCGCTTGTAAAGAATAAGAAGTAGGTGAAACCATGTATGATGAAACCATAACTCTTTTCAATCGGTACGAAGATCAAACCGGGAATGTATTCTGGTATCCGACCGTGCTGCAGCATGTGGATCTTATCACGGATAAGGTCGCAAATATTGTCAGGACCGGTATTGACAGCGCCGATACGGCCAGCCTGCACGTGGCGTACACGCCATATAACGGCACAATTATGGTGCAGGGAAAGAAGTGGTTATCACCGAAAGCCTGGAAAGCTCAGACGAATGAAGAACTCCCGGGAACAATCACTTTTGCTAACGAAGATTTTTTCGTGCTCGGCGATTACTGCGTCAAGAAAGAACAGGCTTATCTTATCTACCATAACGGAGCATACGTGCAGGATCACGAAAAAATGCCGATTTCCACAATTGTTGAACGGCAGATGTACGGCGTGGTGAAAGACGCGGAATACACAAGCAGAGTAGACCGCGGCTTCTATGACTACATGAACAAAAAATACGATAATGTGTTTTCCATCAGCAATGTAGGCGGTCCGTACAGGCTTATTCCTCATTTTGAGATAGGGGGAAGATGATGAGTAATACAAAGCATTTCCCCAGTTTTTCGGTTGTGAATGGACATGTTAAGGTACAGGTAGACCTTACGAGGTTCGACAAGCAGTTCCAGGAAGCGCAGTTCTGGCTTGACGGGCAGGTTATGAACGATATGATTCCGTACAT